GCGTCGGAGTCGGTCGCCCCCAGTGAGTATCACAGCAGCCGCTTTCAGGTAGTTGGTTGGAGCTGTAGGACGCCGATCTATGAAGCCTGCACCGCCTAGTGCGGTTGGCCAATAGAGAGGGATCTTAGCAGCCTCAGCCTTTTTGAGATGCGCTTCGTTGAACAAGTAGATGGAACGTATGATCGCCTTGCGTCTGAATCCTTCAAACGCGAGGTGGGTCACGTTCACAGTTTCTGCGATAGATTGTAGCTTCAGCCCCTTGCCCGACATCCGCTTGTCTCGGGACTCCTTAGCTAAGGTGATCCTTGACAGCGGGATTCTGTCGACGGGGGTGCACTTAAGAAGCGACACTCGTAGCCGGCCCTTCTGGTCGAACTTGTCATCGTAGCGGAAGTTGAGGAGGACCTCGGAGAACATCACTGAACTCTGAGAGATCCCTTGCTTCGCTTCGTTGATGACTAGACCACAGGCGCGTATGGCGTCGTAGTACTGTAACGTGTGTTCGTGTTTCCAGACAGCCGCGAAGTCGTCTCCGTTGACGAGCTTAGGGTATTCCCCCAAGGCTCGACCTCGTAGCGCGACCAAGTGGTGTTTGGGCACTTCCACTCCGTTCATCTGCATGTCCACCATCTCGGTGTTGTTCCATTTCGCCTCTATTGATCTCTCGACGTGTCGGGACCTGAAGTAGGAGATGTTGGGCCCTCCATCTAAATAGTTGGGCGCGTTGGCTTGCGCGAGTGTAATCTTCCTCTGGAAGGTTCCCTCCGCACATGCCGCTGCCCAAAGATTGCAGATGGTGAGCTCACTCCATGCTCTAGGCACCCCCATGGGCGATCCCCTGATGATCTCGACCTTCTTTCGTATTGAAGGAGGGAGAGGGGGATTCGTCTCACACTTAGAGTAGTCGTAGAGGCGGACTGGACCGTGAAGAAACCTCATTCCACACGCCTCCAGTTCCACGCTGTTTCTCATGACGGTGAAGACTTTGTTGAACAGTGGATCATCGCCCTTGTCACTCACCCCGGCCTTTTTGGCCGCGGCTCTGATGGCGCGGGCGTCCATTGCCCATTGTCTGATACCTTCGGAGATTGCTTGAGATGCACAGCGGGAGGTGAGATCCGAAGCACGAGAAAGATCGGCGGATAGCCCCTCTAAGGGGCCCCGCTGTTTCTCATTCGCGATGGATCCTCGCCTCCGACTGAACTCGAGCGGGATTTGGCGATCGTTGAGCACCACTGCAGGGTTCCAACCCTGTAGTGTCGGTGCAACCTCGGGGACCTTCTTCAGAGTCTTTAAAAGGACTTTGTTAGTTGGCGCCCCAATGAGGAATTCGATGATTGAGTGTACCGTGACGGTCCTTTGCTTGAGACCCCGCGCAGCGGTGGGATCAGTCAATAGGATCACACGGGAACTCGGTACTACTTTGTACCCGCCCATTTCCCAGCATCGTAGTCTCTCAAGCACAGCCTTGCGAAACGAAAGGAGAATGAGTTCGTCCTCCCACATCTCTCCACCATCGACAAAGAGAGCATCCTCGTGCTTGGCGAGCTCTGCAGCTCTGATCAAGTATGGGTTGACTTTCTCGTCCGCGCGCCTATTTTCCTCGCGCGCGTGCTTGAAGTCTACGCCTCTTGCCCAGCCCCTCAACCAGCACTTAGGTCGCTCGGGCGGTTCCGCCCAAGCCCCTATCGGCCGAGTGAGGGTAGGGTCCCTGGACTCATCTCTATCATAGAGTTGGGTCTTAACAGGTTCCCCGTAAGCCTGGTCATAGATTTCGCGTACCCTGATGAGGATCTTTTTGTCCATGAAGTCGTCGAGCAGAGAATCGTGAAGCCTTGGTCCAGCCTCCGGCTCCGCGCCTCGTCCTCGCTTGACGGGTGTATCCCGTCCGGACGTGGCGCCTATGGAGCCTCGGGCCTTGATTTGCTTCCAGGTCTCTAGCTCGCCTCGCAGCTCTTTCCCAGGGGAGAACGACGGGATGTGGCTCAGATCCTTGCGCTTCAGTAGCGCAGGATGCTCAGCCTCCTCCCCTCTTGACACAGCCCGCTGATGACCTTCTCGGTCTTCTTTGGTTGCAGTGTCACTCCCATCGTAGCG